CCTGGGCCAACTGGGACTTCCAGCCGGTCTTGTTTTTAAACTCAGTGACCATATTAACAACCTCTTGGGATTGACCCTTTGAGTATATGGTCTCCAGGGTGGGACGAATAAAGTCGGGTTGCTTATTAATCCAAGTCAACAGTACTCCGGTGTTTACCATCTCTGATAAGTCGGGGTGTACCTTTCGGATGTCATCCATGTGCTCACCGGCAGTTGCCTTAGTGGCCTCTGCATCTAAATCATCGGTGACATCATCGTCTGAGCTAACAGGTGTGTCGTCTTTAACCGGGGCTTGTGCAACACCATCAACACGTTTCTTTAATATGCTAATAACGTCAGCAAGCTCAGGGAAGTCATTTTGAAATCTGTCAAGGACCTCATTGTCAGACTCATTGGCAGCATCAGCTTTTTGCTTGGCAGCAATATCGTCGGCACTGGGTGCCTTCTGCTTTAACTCTGCCTCTAAGTCCTTCACCTTCTTGTTGGCTGCAGTAATCCTGCCATTCCAACTTGAGGTCTTTTGTTTCTCCTTGGTTAACTCGGCCTCTACATCCTCGGCCTTTTTCTTCCAGTCTTTTTCAATATCAGAAAGTCCGTCTGTCTCCTTGTCGGTAGCAGGTTTGCTGTCGTCCTCTGTGGCAACACCCTGGCCCGGTGACAAAAGGTCGGAACTATCGTCGGCATCTTTAGAAGTACTGGCATCCTTGTCAGAATCTTTTTTGGATATCCCATCCACATCCTGATCACTGTCAGCTTTCTTCTTGTCCATGTCGGCGTTAATTTCATCGTCTGTCTTGCCTTCGTCGGCTGAGAACACATCGTCCATAGCCTCGGCAAATTCATCCTTATCCTTCTGGTACTGATCCAATTCTACTCCTGGTGTATCTGTAGGCATAACGCCTCCTTGGGGTCCACTCGTGGATGTCCCGGTATTAAAAAGATTGTCTGTTCATGGGTAACGGTATTGACCGGCCCACCCCCTGTTAGTTGAAAGCTCCGGTTGATATAGACTTCTCAACTGGCCTTCGGGTAAGGGCATCAATCATCTCGTCCAACTCCTGCCCTCTACCCTGTAGTCGTTTTAACTCGTTGTCGTCTGTGACCCTAATCATTTGATTCTTGATAACTGATAGTCTGAAATTAAGCAGTTCCATCAGGTCTTGAAAAAATTGACTGTCGGGGTTTCGTTTCAACGTGTTGAATAATATTTGTACATTTATGTTAGCCAATTTGTTTTCCCCTTACCTGTGTTGAACCCTCAGCCGGGGGTGCTCCCCCCGGTAATTGAATGTTAAACATCTTGGCAGTTTTCTCTACGGCATTTGGTACGTGACCGGATGACTCTGCTTTCATTGCCTCAAGCAAGATAGCCTGATCACCACGTTCCTTTTCAGCCTGCTGACGTTTCTGATTGTTGTTCTGTACCTCTGCCTCGGATCTAATAAAGCCAAGACGATCAAGGTCAAAGATCTCTGCAAGCTCTCTGAGCAGTACGTCACGTTTGATGTACTGTAGATCAATGTCATTGTTGGTGAGGGCAAGAAACTGATTGATCTGTTCCATCTTGACCTCTTTGGCAATAAGTGACTTGGTTCCACGGGCAACGATATTGAAGTCACCCTTTATAGTGTCCTTGCCGTTGAACTCCATGTTCCAGAAGTACATAGACTTGACAAAGGGTTTAGTCACACCGTCGTCAAAGAACTGTACCTGATCCTTTAAAGTTATGTTGGATGCTCCTATCAGCATGGACATCCCTGTGGCCGTCTGGTTGGCACCACCAGTATTCTGTGAGCCGTGCAACGACCTGGGTATTGTTGTTGATTCGTCGGCCGTCTCTTGGAAAAACTCAACCAGACCAAGGAACTCATTGGTGTAGCTGGGTAGCTTTGTAACATTGATAGCCTTCGTGTTGGCATCGATACCTGTTCCAATACGTTGGAACACACGAAAGGGAAACAGTTCCAAGGGATCTTCTCCGTCGGCCAGCAGGTCAATGTTGGCCTCAATGATCGGGCCGGCACTGATTGCAGCATTATCGAGCATTGCTCTTACTGATGCATTGTACAGCATCTGAGGATCTCTCATGATCCGTGGGATGCCATCACCAAATATACTGGTCTCATCCTTGTCAAAGTAATAAAAATAGTACGGTAGAACTGCACCCTCAATGGGACTGATGACTGCCTTGATTATGATATTATCAAGAGACCACGTATTGCAAGCAACCTCCGGTCCCATCATCTTCCACACAGCATCAGTTACGTCCGGTGCTATTTCCTTTGCCTTCTCCACAGAGAGAAATCCCCACCGTTCATGAAGCTCATACTTCTCCTTCTTGGGTGGGTTGCTGTCTCCGTCGGCATCGGTGTTGGTTGACATGTCCCGCAGGAACTCTTCGTAGTCCTTATAATTAGCATTGCCATCAGGGTAGGCATCAATGAATGCCTCAATGGCGGCAGTGTTAAAGTCTGATCGTTTGGATAGGCTATACAATCTGTTCTTGCTAAACAGATGCTTCTGCCAAATAAACCTGGCATCCTTTAATTCCTTGACACTCATGTCCGGATAGATATCCCAGATCGGAACGAACTGTGCCACGGGAACTATACGTTTGATCACTAACTGTTTCCAGCTGCCTGCCTTATCCCGGTACCACCTCTTCGAGGTGATCTCTTTGACCATGGGTCCTTTGAGAACTCCTGTCCCATAGATGTGTCCTGAGTGGACGACATTACGAATGACCGATCTATATTCAAACTCTGCCAACTGATCAGCAATCTCCTTCTCCATGGCAGCTGCAGACTTGTCAGCCTGCTTAATTACCACTTCGTTTATCTCGGTCTCTGTGGGCACCTGGCCGGTGCTGGCAAAGAGTTGCTTTGCAAGACTTTCCATCATAGGGCCGTCAAGCTCAGGTACCGGTGTGGGTTGAATAACCCAGTTCTTGTCGTCGTTGGCCGGGAACTGTATGTCCATCATCCTGGCATCAAAGGTCTTGACCTTTGTACGAGTCAACCGGATAAAAGCCTTAGATCGATTGGGGTGAATCTTGGTTGCCACCTCAGGATCGTATTGACCACGATATTGGCGTAGGTCTCGTATCATCCGACGCTCAGCAAATATCTTTTCACCCTGAGTCTGGGACCACTCAGAATCAAGCTCGGTGCCGAGTGACGTATAAAATGGTGTCAGAGTCATAGCACGGGCCTTGTCCTGAGCTTCCTTCTCGGCTAAATCCTCCGGAGACTGGGACTGAGGTTCGTCCTTTATCTGATCAAAGGTTTTGGACATCTCGTCTTTTTCTTTTATGTCTGTTGCCATATTCTATCCTTAGTACCCGGCCCTGTTATCAGCAGGTTTGGTGTATTTTTGTTTACGTGCCACGTTCTTTCGGAAGATCTTACCGGCCACAAACTCCATGGCAGCATACTGCAATCCCTCATGAACGTGAGAGTAAATGTTTTTGGTTACCTTATCTTTCCACTGAGTGCCCTGCACTGTGGTGGATACCTTGTCGTACTTAAACTCACTCAGAAATCCCTTGCGTATAATAGGACACTTGCTCGTGACAACAAGACCATCCTTCTTTCGAAGGAAGAAGACAACAGACTCAAACCTCTCGGCCGAGTTATTAGTCCTACCAAGTGTCACCGGAAAGCCTGCCTTAATTAGGATATCCCGAGCAGTCTTCTTATCAGTTTGCCCACGTTTATTCTCAGGGTCCAAGACGATCTCAAACTTGAATCCCTTATAGTTGTTTCTGAGGTGAGGCCAGAGTACGTCGTAAGCAAACTCGTGGATTGAGCAATCCTCCGTGACGAGTTCATCAAAGACGACGAACTGACCCGATGCTGTAAACTGAGTGAAAGCTGCAGCTGGTGTGAGTCCCGTATCCATGCCAATGACAATCGGAATACCTTTGGAAATCTCAAAAGGCTTATCCGTAAAATGTGCCTTGTCGTCGTACATTTTATATACAGGTTTTCCACCCCTAAGGTTACCGTAGTTATTGAGGACGAAGACCGAGACCCATTCGGGATCTGCACCACTGACTTGGTCAACATAATAGTCCTCCGATAAGTGCTCAAGGTTATCAGCAAATGGATTAATCTTGTACCAGTTGCTGCCGGCATCCTCAACAAACCCTTGCTGACTGGCACACATTAGTAGTGCCGAGGGCTGAGTCCAGAACTCGTGCTTTTGGGGTTGCTCCTCTTCGGCTATTTTATACAGCCAGTGCTCCGTGGGGACAGAGTTATAGTCCGATATAATAAATGGCTTGACTGCACCGACCTTGCCATTCCTTGCCTCGTACTGTTTGAACTCATCCCGGTAGTCCTTGTGAACCTTGAACCGTTTCGGGTATCTGTCGATACGTGACTTCAACAT